AATACAAGATACGATGTGAATCCAAATAATGATTTTATTGGCGGAACAGTGATATTCAGCACAGCACCACAATCAGGAAAAAATATTGATATATTCAGACAAGTTTCTTTGGATAGAGTTATTGATTACCAGCCAACATTGAAAATTGATCCAGAAGATTTAAATTCTGATTTTAATTTTTTGCTGGCGGCATTGAAAGATATGAACGCAATCAATATAGATTTGTCACAATGGGCGAATATTCATGAAACTGTATTAAATCAAATGAACTATGTATTACAAACCATAGAAGACAAATTGTCTGGTGGGGCGGTTCTTGGGTTGTATAATAACCTGGTATCTGTCTTGGATAACGCTTTGCCAAATTTGATAAATGATTACGGTTCTATTACAGAAGAAGCGCCTAATGAAAATAATGACGATTACGGAAGCTTATGATTTTTTAGATGAATGGAATAAAATCTTGGGTTTTTCAACACCGACACATCATTATCAAATAATGCGATTTTTGGTTGATGTGTTAAATAATGAACCGCATCGTGGTTTGTTGAATGCATTCAGACATTCTGGAAAATCTACAGTTGTCGGTGTGTTCGCAGCATGTGTTTTATATCATAATCCGAACACCAGAATATTAATATTATCTGCTGAATCAGGATTAGCATCACGGATGGTTTCTCATATAAAAAATATTTTAGAAAATCACCCGTTTTGCTTCGAAATATTACCAGATGTAAAAAAAGAGTGGGGCAGCCATAAAATAACTATAAAGCGTCCAGTTGGAATCCGTGAACCATCTGTGATATGCCAAGGTATAACAGGAAATATAACAGGTATGCGCTCAGATTTAATAATATGTGACGATGTAGAAGTTCCAAATACATGCAACACATATCAAAAACGAATAAATTTAAGAGAACGTTTACGAGAGTTAGATTTCATACTTTCCCCAAAGGGTGCGCTTGTTTATATCGGGACACCACACACAAAAGATACGATATACAAAACAGAATAATTACGGTTGCTGTGATGACATAAATGTCCGTAATCTGGATAACATTTCTTTGCCAGAATCACCAAACATAGGCAAATATGTTTCATATTCTGGCATATCCGCTTGAATCTGAGCACGATTTCGTTCGGTTAAAGTTTCAGACAACAATTCGCGTGCAGAATTCCAGATTTTATAAGCTTTATCTGTTTGAATCACAACATTCCATTTCGCCAGCATGTCAGGTCTAGATATAATTGCTGCCTTGATATCTTGTGCCCAATCATTGCCAAATTTGCGCACAAGAGGCATGTTTTTAATGTTGTTCAGACTTTCTTGGGTTGGTTGGAATTTATCTAACGCACTTTTAAGTTCATTAAATTCTGCATCGGTCAAAGAAAAACTTACTTCAATACCAGTCATCAAACCACCATACGGCAACAAATCTTTGTCTATGGTATCCATAGGTGTTTTTTTTGTACGCAAATTATTTATATGAGCAACTAGCTTTTTCCCAGTTGGCATGTTTTCTAATTCTGCAATAACTTGGTCATTATTAGATTCTGCAATAAAAACCTTGTTAACAGCAGCCCAACCACCTTCAATAACATGCTCTTGGCGATAAAGATTTAACAACCTTTGTGCAATAATGTGTGCTTGTTGTGGCATGATTTGCTCCCTCCATCAATTGTTTGAATCTAGCGCATAACAATCATAACAATTTTGTGCATCGTCTGGGTATTTACCTTTTCCTCTGGATTAGATATATGCCCGTATGTTTTGCCGTGTGTGTCTTGGCGAATCAGGGCAATTTGTGCTTCGACAAATTCATCTGATTTAAGTTTTGAAAAATCAGCATCTATACATACTGCCAAATCGCCAGCTTTTGGTTTTATATTAGCATCTGCGAAAACATAAGCTGTTTCCGGTATAAAGCCACTTACGCGTTTCGAATTAGGAACCACCGCATATATACCGCTGCGTCCTTCCAGAGTAGACGGCGCAACAATCATTGTTTCATCAGATTTTTTCAGTTTGATGCTTTTGCCGTTTGGAGTGCCAAACACAGGAACCAACTTTTTGCGTGCATTATCGTATAATTGTGCACCATACAAGCCACCGTTTATGTCAAGACCAGAACTTGGGTTGCGAGGTTCAATGACAGATTTTACGCGTTCTGTCACTTTGTTAATTTGTTTAGTCAGTTCACCGTTATTATAAAGTTTCGCGATTTCATCAAATAATTGCGAAGCTGTATAACCAAAAGCTTTTGCAAGAACATCAATTTCATTTTCATAAACTTCGCGTTGCCCAACTTCTATTTTGTGATAAACGGACAATGTCATGTTTGCAGCATGTGCAGCATCAGCAATAGTTTTTTCAGAACGTTGGCGGATTTTACGAAGCCCGGAACCGAACACCTTTAATCCGCTGCCTTCGTTGTCGGTCAGACGGCGTTTTATTTCTTTTTGCCAATTTTGAGCAACCGCATCTGATTCGTGAATAAATATGTCAGATAATTTGCACCCCAATATTGTGCAGACATTTAATAATTGTTTCTGATTCAGTCTGCGGACACCTTTTTCAATTTTTGAAACGGCAGACAAAGACAAATTGGCGCGTCTAGCCAATTCAGTCATTTTCATGCCCCGGCTTGCGCGAATATTGCGTATATTATTCGGGAAAATGATTTCTTCTTGTGCCATGTGCAAACTCCTTGTATATATATGTTGACAAAATAATAGTCAATTTTTATAGGATTAGCAAGAAAAAATTAAATAATATCATCAGGGATATCATTTATATCAACAACATTTTGATTGTTTGTATCTGTGGCTGGCGCATATTGAGGACCAAAATCAGGTTCTGGGACGGGTTGTCCGTTGAATTGCAAATTATCAAACAATGAAAATTCGCCATTGAAACTTAAATGCACAGTTTCGGGTTTGCCATGACGGTTTTTGGCAACTATAACATCAGCCTTGTTTCTGGCGCGTTCCAAACGGTTTTGCCAATGTTGTAAAACATTTTCGGATGCATTGCCAGATAATCTTTGTTCTGGTGAATGACCTTCCAGGTAATATTCTTCACGATAAGTGAACATAACAATATCCGCGTCTTGTTCAATAGACCCAGATTCGCGCAAATCAGAAAGAATAGGGCGTTTGTCATCACGATCTTCAACCTTACGCGATAATTGAGACAACGCAATCACAGGAACATCTAAATCTTTTGCCAGTATTTTCAAACTGCGGGTGATTTCAGATAATTCTTGAACGCGGTTGTCGTTGCGTTTGCCGCCCGGGGCGGTCATAAGCTGAAGATAGTCAATCACAATTAATGCTATACCGCCAAACTGTCGCGCAATACGGCGTGCACGTGTTTTTATCGCAGGAACAGAAACTTCTGATGTGTCGTCAATAACAATAGGCACTTTTGACAGCGCATCTGCATATTGTGACATTTTCATAAAATCTTCGTCTGTTAAATTACTGCCTTCGCGCATGCGGGACGAAGGTATCTTAGATTGAGAAGATAATATTCTTGCGGCTAATTGAGGATAAGACATTTCCAAACTGAAAAATGCCACCGCACCTTTGTAGTTTTTGTTTGCGCGACCGTTTAATATGGCATTAGCGGCATTAAAGGCGATGTTTAATGCCAAAGTTGTTTTACCCATTGCCGGACGCCCAGCAATAATTATTAAATCAGAATGATGAAGCCCGCTTATAGATTTATCTAAATCGTCAAGACCAGTGGTCAAACCAGACAGCTTGCCATCTGCTTTATAAGCAATTTCTGCTTCTTTTAAAGCACTTTTTAACGCGTCGCCCAATGTGACAACATTGCGTTCCGACTGACCAGTAGAAGCCAAATTGAACAATTTTTGTTCCGCAGATTCTATCTGGGAATTGACGGGTTCGTCTAAATCTTCGGTGTATGCGTTATCTATGATGTTTTGTCCCAAGTGGATTAAATCACGACGACGAGCATTATCAAAAACTATTCTGCCGTAATGTTCAATATTTACAACGGTTGACCCGGCAGAAACTAATTTAGATAAATATTCTGTGCCACCAACAGATTCCAGTGTTCCTTGCTGTTCTAGATAGTTTTTTGCAGTGATTATATCAAATGGGATACCCAATGCGAATTGACGCAAAGCCAATTTGTAAATTTCTTGATGTGCAGGATGAAAGAAATGTTCTGGTAATAAAAATTCAGACACAGATTCCAAAGCGCGATTATCCATCAAAACCGCCGCAATAACCGCCTGTTCGGCTTCTAGGTTAACTGGTAAAGTTTTCGGGGTAAAGTCCATGTCTATTAGATTAAACGAAAATTTTGATAATTCAACACCTTTTTTAAGGGGGTATAAACAAATTAAAATACCCATAATGGATAATGCCGGAAATCCGGCTTGGCCAGAAATGTTTCCGCCAGAAAAAATACATGAACTTGAAACTATTGTTGGGCCACGACATTTTTCGGCTCAAATGATGTTGGAATACGTCCCAGATGAACATGTGTATCTAGATCCTGGGGCAATTAATTTTTATTGTGATAAATTTGACAATCATTTTGTACGAATCGCAGGACATGAAATTTCTGGTGTATCGTTTTATTGGGACCCTTCGGTCGGGCGTTCTAAATCTGACGGCAGTGTGTGCGCGTTAATATATCGTGATGACAAGACCAGCACATTCTTTGTCCATGACATCTTGTATATAACTGTTTCTGATGAAGATTTACATCCACTTGCCAGTCAATGTGAACGGGTTCTTGATTTTATGCAAAAACACAATCTTGTAAGAATAGGTGTTGAAATAAATGGCATTGGTAATGCGCTGCCAGAAATTATTCGAAATGTAGCAATAACAAAGCAAATGCCAATAAATATTATTCAAATTGCTAATCATACAAAAAAAGAAACCAGAATTTTAAATGCAATTGAACCAATTTTGACCACGGGGCGTCTTTACATGCATGAAAGAATAAGACAAACGATGTTGTTGTCAGAAATGCTGGCTTGGACACCGATGGGATCAAACGAACATGATGACGGATTAGATGCGGTTGCTGGAGCTTTGACAATGGATTCATACCCAGTAAGAGCAATCAATAAACGAAATCAAATTATTCAAGCAAATACATACTTCAAAGTATAAATAACCAAAAGGAAATAAAATGCAAAAAAATCTTATGCAATTATATAAACGTGCGCTGGATGAAAGGGATGTCTGGTTGTCCAGATGGAAAACTGCTATGCGGTATACTATCCCAACAGATGATGCGGATGTAGCGACTTTGTTTGATTCAACTGCCGCAGATGCAGTTGATAATTTGGCGGCATCAATGTATTCTTTGTTGACACCACCAGAATCACTTTGGATAAACTTGGTTCGTGAAAGTGATTTATCACCAAATGCGGAAGTTGCAACAAATGTGTTGCGGGCGCATTTGAACGATTCCAATTTTTATACAACTATACATCAATGCTATATAGATTTAGTCGTTCTTGGAACCGCTTGTTTGTTTATGGCTGAAAATCCACTGGGGGCAGATTCAGCGTTTTCATTTACTGCAATTCCTATGACAGACATAGCGATATTGCCAGGCGCAATATTTCATACTACATCTATGCCGGCATGTGATTTGATGGAAAAGTATCCAACATGGACACTGCCAAATAATATGAAAGAAACAGTTAAAAATAATCCACAAACACCTATTAGATTGGTTCAATCTTTGGTTGGTAAAGATTTTACGGCTTGGATAGATGCAGGTGGTGATTTTGAAAACAATATTGTTGCGCGTGGAACATTTGAAACCAATCCTTATATTATCTTTCGTTGGGCATTGGTAAGCGGGGAACAATATGGTCGTGGTCCTGTTTTGCGTGCTTTGCCAGATATAAAAACGGCTAACAAAGTTGTAGAATTAGTATTGAAAAACGCAACTATCGCGGTCAGTGGTATATGGCAGGCTGATGATGATGGTGTCATAAATCTTTCTAATATCAATTTAACACCTGGGGCAATTATACCAAAGGCGGTTGGAAGTTCTGGTTTAACACCTCTTTCCAGTGGTGCTGATTTTGATGTTTCACAAATAGTTTTACGCGATTTGCGTGACAGAATCAGACACAGCCTTTTGGCAGACAGACTTGGATTGTTATCTGACAAAGAAATGACAGCTACAGAAATATTAGCACGCAATGCCGATATGGTTAGAATATTGGGTGCAACATATGGTCGCTTGTTGCACGAATTCATAAGACCTTTGTGTGAAAGAGGGCT